CCGCAGTCGCTTCGCGTGTCGAAACATTACTTCACTTCCGACGCCTACTTGCGGCAACAAGACCGGGCGGACTGGAACCATGTTCGCGCGGATGTAATTACCTTTGCCGTGGCGTTTTCGGAATACATGCGCAAGCGTGATATTCCGTTTTACTGCCACTGCGCATACCGTGCCCCGGAGGATCAGTCTGCTCTAAATGACAGGGGGCGGTCGCAACTGCGCGGCATTGCCGCGCCACACCCGCGTGGGTGTGCTGTCGATCTAGTGCACTCAACCCGCCATTGGGACTTGTCCAAGGCGGAATGGGACTATGTCGGGGCCGTCGGAAAACTGATAGCGAAAAATATGTCTTTGGACATTGAATGGGGCGGGGACTGGTCCTTTTGGGACCCGGCTCACTGGCAATATCGCCAGTGGAAAACCTGCCGCCCGCCCGTACGCGTCGAGGGCGAAATGCCCCAACGACGCACTCTACGCTATCTCAAATCACTCAAATATTCATCAACACGTCAAAAGGATGTAAATGGAACGATGCCGGTTTAACTGGCCATTTCTCAAATGCATCGTAAAAGGGATCCCTCGGAACGCCCGAAACAAAATTGACGTAAAAGCCAAAGGATGGGGTGTAGCTGGATTAAAAATCCAGCATGCACTCCACTCTTTGGTCCTCCTTAAATTCTGGGCTGTCAACCGGGACGCCGTGCGCCCGTGCGACTTTCAGGAGGTATTTATATTCAAGGCTTAGCTGGCGGTGCTCTTGCGCTAGGTCAAATAGGTTCTCCGCGACGTCTTGGAAGTTCTTATAGGCTTCTATGGCGTACTGGATGTTTCCGATCAGGGCGTTAATCATAGCATGTCTCCTTTTCTATGCGATATCTTAGGCGCACTCTGAGCAGGCAAATCAAGTTGGCAGTTAGCACGTTAGTTAAGATCACATCTTCGCGCTGCCTTCTTGATTTTCCTGCGGGTGCGCCATATCGCGTAGAGAAAAGGTGATATGCGTTTAACGCCTTTGGAAATATCCTGCCATCGGAGCCGGAACTTCTGTCGTGGAAATAGAACCGTCCTAGCGCTTGCGCCGCCTGCGTAGACTTGATAATACCTCCCGTCGTGCGGGCTGCGGCCCGCGTTGACGGAATTTAAGGGGCCGGAGTGCATGCTGGATTTTTAATCCGCACTCCGGCCTTGCTGACGTAGTAGTAAATAAAGCCGGGCCGTTCTTATCGGTCTTGCCCCCATTGGGGTACCGTGAATAGGCAGCGATGCCTACCCGGCTCTCTGCTCAGCTTAATACAAATAATCTGCTCTCTGTTCTGGTTGCTGAAAAACTCTGTTCTACTACAAGTTATTGAACAGGTTCATTTCGGTAAGAAATCTATCGAGCAGTCAGCGGGCAACAGCCCGCAAGCCGCTGTCTAGCGGCGTATAAATCAGGCCATGGGAAGGGACCCATGGCCGTCGCGCGCAAGAGGAAACCACGTCCCTCTTGCGCGCGCCCCATCCCCCTTGATATACCTTACCCAACGGTGGTCCCGCTTGTGGAGGCTAGAAATGTGTCAGTCGCTAAAAATAATCTATCAGCCCGGCCCTGTGGGTTGGCTGTCTACGGAAGTCCCATGCGGAAAATGCTGGTCTTGTCGCCAGCAAAAGATTAACGATATCGTGGGGCGCTGTCTTATGGAAAACGCGTATTCTGCGTGGTCTTGCGCCCTAACCCTAACTTACCGCGATCAACCGGACTTCTCACATAAAATTGTCAATAAGCGACACTTTCAGGATTTCGTTAGAGCCTTACGAAAGCGGGGCCACCTTGTGAGGTATCTTGCGGCAGGCGAGTACGGCGAGCGTAAGGGAAGGGCGCATTTTCATTGCGTCCTGTTCGGGCGAGGCGATAAACCGCCGCCAGAGATACCTCAAACTAAACGTGCGTGGGTTGAGGAGTGGCCGCACGGCCACGTGTTCGCTGACTGGGCCGTAGGCCATCAGTCTATCCGCTATACCGCCAAATATGTCATAAAGGAATGGGGCGGGGAGTGGATGAGTCGAAGCACAAAGCCACTGCTCGGCGCGGCCTTCATAGAGGCATATGCTCAACGGTATGCCGACGCCGGGGTACTCCCGCGCGGCTTTAACTATATGCCTCCGGGCGGCGTACCGGAGTATCGGTACAGCTTTTCCGGCGCAGCCGAGCGCACGTTTCTTGAGGCGCTGTTTCGGCGTGCGCCTCAACTAGCCGACCAAGAGACCACGATGTGGATGGAGGGCGCGTTGCTGCGTCTAGCTAAATATCGCGCCCGGGTCGGCTGGGCGGCGCTACCAGATGTAGAGCAGACTAAAATAATTGTTGACCAAATGGGCGCGCTCAGGCAAGCTTTTCAACAAAGGTCGTACATAGCTTCTCTTAGTAATGAGAACTTCAGGCTCTACAGGCAAAAACTGGAAAATAGGTATGGCTCGGAAAAACTCTGGAAAGAAGGACGGGATCCCGTCTTCCCCGAAGGCCAATACCACTAGTAAGCCGTCCCCGCGACGCTTTCCCGACCTGGAGCGTCGCACTCCGGTACCCGCTCGCCCCCGTGTCCTGCGCGAGCGGGTGCCGGTCCAAACAATGCGCGACACAAAAATACATGTCGCGCGTACCGTCGGCAAAATCGTCCACCTTGATAAAAAGACGCGTGAGAAGTCAGGCGTGAAAAATGCGTGGGATAGGCCGACGAAAAAAGAAGAACGCTCTGTTTCGAGGGCGCGCGAAAAAATCACTTGTAAAGAGCAGCCGAAATCGCGTAAGTCAAAAGGGGGGCAATCTCGCCCCTACATCCCATGGTGTAAATAAGGGGACTACGCAAAATGGTTACTAAATATGTGGTCATCACAGAGAAGGCGGATAAGTCGAGGGTCGAACTGACCGACGTCCCCGCCGCTCTGGTCAAGGTGCTCGTGGCGAACCTTAAGGTCGGCGACGCCCTTAAGGTTTCGCCCATGCGGGCGGCCGAGCCGGAACTACCTCTCGAAATCAAGGAAAAAGGAAAATGAGCCTATGCGGTCGATTTCTTCTGTTCTTCTTAACGATCTACTTGCTCCTCTTGTGCGCCGGATGGGTGCAGCGGTAGGCGGCGCAGCCGTCACGCTCGGCGCAACAACTGACCAAGTGTCGGCCGTTACTGCGGGGGTGATAGCGGCGATCGGGATCGCGCTTGATCTCTCCCTGTCCCGCCTCGAAAGGAAGGTTCGCGAATAGATGGGCCTACTCTCGAAAATTGGGGATGTCCTCGGTAGCATTGGCGGGCAGGTGCTCTCCACTGCTACCGGCGGGATTATCCCGCCCGACGCTCTCGGGTCGGTCCTCGGCGGTGCAGCCGAGGATCACGAAAACCGCAAAATCGCCCGGGCCCAAGCGGGCACGGATAAGCGCGCAATGCAATTGGCGCAAAAGTACAACGTGAAAAACTACAAGATGGAGCGGCGGGATGATAGAACCGACGCCCGTAAGTATTTCTCGACGCTGCGAGGCTCGGCGGAAAAGGCCGGCTTTAATCCGCTGGCCGTGCTCGGCAGCGGTGCCGGCTCTGCCTTCGGCGGAATGGGTGCCGCTACTGGCACGGTCCCGCCTATAGCCTCGCAATACGCTCTCTCTGCGGGCGATACCGGTCCTACGTTGGAACAGCTTCAACGTGACCGGCAACGCGACGAACTGGAAATCGATCTTCTTGAGATCGAGCTGGATAAGGCGAAAGCCGGTCAGGCCGGAAATGTCGTCGCGAAAACACGGGCGGTTGCCGGGCCGGACCCGGAGGCAGGCGACGAACTGCCGGAAATGCAAGGTCCGCCCGCACCGGACGATCAGGTGATGGTGCGGACGATCGATGGGCGCTTGTCGAGCGTCCCCCGGTCGTGGGCCGTGAAACAGAAACTTGATACCGGCGACGCAACTAATCCGCCGCTCTGGTCAGGCGGCGATAACGAGGAAATCCTCGGCGAAGTCGGTGGAAACGCGGCTACGCTGCCGTCTGCGGCAATTGCTACCGGGCAGCGTGCGAAAACGACCGACATAAGGGGGGATGCAAGGGAATTCGTTCGTCGCGCGTACCAAGGCGCGGCGGAAAATGTTTCCGAGCGCTTCAATGCCTACGGCGATACGCTTCGCGGTCTCGCCGAGAATGTGGAGTTTTACACTCCTCAACTAATGCGCCCGCAACCTGCGGACGTATACACAAGCGAAACGCAACGGCCTAGATAAGGAAGATCAATGGCACGTCAAAGCTCTACTCCGGTCCAGTTCAACCGCACAACGCGCGGTGATATGGCCAATATTCTCACCTCGGCGCGCGCCGGGGTGGTCGTTCCTATCGGGCACGCGCCGCTACTTCGCGGCGATAGTGCCTCGGGGTCCGTCCAGTTGGAATTGAAGCTGGCGGAAATGCCGCGCCCGCTGCTTAATGCGGTTATGGCGCGCGTGCAGGCGTGGTTCGTCCCGAAGGCGGCAATGCCGCAATTCTCGGGGTACGACGAATTCATGCACAGTTATCAGGGCGGCGATATTAAGCAACTCGGCGCAGCCGATCGTACACCGCCTGCGTTCTTCGGCACGGAGGCGACGGCCGGGGATATCACGGCCCTGAATTCGTCGGAACTCTTCACGACGATGGGCCTGCATTTGGTTCCGGCAACGACGGTCCAAACTGATCTGATCGATGCCTTCAATCTGATCTATAATTTCCGGCTGGCGGCGCACTCAACAAAACTGACGCGTCGCGATTACTATTCGGAAGATGAGACTGTGTCGGTTACCCTGCCTCCGGCCTTCTGGCCACGCTCGCGTTCCGAGGCGATGGTGCCGGACTATGAGCAGGCGCTTATTCTCGGGCAACTCGATCTCGATGTGCTGGCCGGGCAACTTCCGGTCACCTTCGCGGACGTCGCCGACGGGACTAACGTCGGCGTCATGGTCGAGGGAAAGGCGACGGGCGCTTCTTTCGATCCATCGTCGTCAGTGCTTAAATTCTCGGAGGCACTCGGAGACCCGGCGAATAAGCTATTCGCCGAGATGGCGGGCCAAGCGGTCCAGATTACGCTCGCGGAAATCGACCGCGCGCGGACAACGCAATCTTTTGCGAAAATGCGATCTGCGTACGCGGGAACCGATCACTCCGGCTTTGCAAATGACGACGTCATTATTGCCGAAATGATGCAGGGCTTCTCGGTTCCCGACGAACTTTATAAGCGCCCGTGGCTGCTTGATAATAAAATGGTGACGTTCGGCTTTGTCGAACGGCACGCAACGGACGCTGCTAATCTTGACGATAGTATTTCAACTGCTGTCGCTCAAGCGTCGCTGTCTATTAATGTGCCGCGCCAGGAGACCGGAGGCGTAATTATTTATACCGTGGAAGTCCTTCCGGAACTGATTACGGAACGCGCCTCCGACGAATGGCTCTACTGCACGACGGTCGCCGATCTCCCTGACGCGCTTCGCGACGTCCAGCGGATCGAGCCGGTCGATCAGGTGCCGACGCGCCGTATTGATACGGCGCATACTACCCCCGCCGCACTATATGGGTACGAACCGATGAACGCTAAGTGGCGTCGTGAGTTTACCCGGCTCGGCGGGGAATACAGGCAGGCGACGCCCGGCACCCCGGTAACTGACCAGCGTTCCGCGATTTGGCAAGCGGACGTGGTTGATCCCGTGTTTACCTCGGATCACTGGTTAGCTCCGTCGCCGTTCCCGCATGATGTGTTTTCGGACACTCTGGCGGATGCCTTCGACGTGGTCGCACGTCATAATCTCTCGATTTCCGGCATTACTCAATTCGGTGATGTTCTCGTCGAGGACAACGACGACTTTACGGTGGTGGAGGCGGAAGCCTCCTAACCTTCACGAAAAAAGGAAGCACTAAAATGAGGTTCAATCTTTATGCGTGGTCGGAAATCTCGGAAGGCTGGCATACGTGCGACGAAAGGGTGCAAATTCTGCTCTCACGTCCGGGCGCAGTCTTCGTCACTCAAGAAGGCGTGGAAACGCTCTTGGGGTTCGGGTCGGAATTCGACGCGAAAATAGACGGCAAATTCGCAGTGCGGTATGAGAGCGCGGACCCAAGTTGTCGCGCGTACCTCTATACGCCTCACGCTCGCGCAATTCCGGCAAGCGGCGATATTCTGACTAATCTGGATCGCGTTCCGTCTCATTCGCCTATGATGGAGGCGGTACTTCGCGCCGTCCGGCAAATGAAACTGGATCAAAAGCAGCAGATGGCGGAATTGCGTGCGGCAACTGCCGCCGCGAGAGCCAATCATACAGGCGGGCCGGTGCCGTCACCGGAGCCGGAGCCTGAGCCGGAACCGGCCCCAGAGCCGGAGCCTTCTGAGTGAAACTGCTTAAACTCTTCCGGAATATGGCGAGGGACCCGAAAGGGTTCCTCGCCTACTTGCGCGGCCATCGCCGCAAGATCGTAAATGAACCGGCCCCGGAAGCCGTGTTTTTCGATCAATGGGAAAAGGCTTCCCTTATAGAGCACGCGCCGCAGTCGCTTCGCGTGTCGAAACATTACTTCACTTCCGACGCCTACTTGCGGCAACAAGACCGGGCGGACTGGAACCATGTTCGCGCGGATGTAATTACCTTTGCCGTGGCGTTTTCGG